GAAAAAAACCCATGCAAACAAACACAGAAGCGAACAAAGCATCAGGCGTTCAGCATGATAGTATTTGGTGTAAAAGGCATGTGTTATGCGACTTGAACCCTTATTTTTAGGGGCTGGGACGTGATAGTTGACAATTTGGAGACAATTCGAGGTTTTCGAAGGGGTCTGGGGGGAATTGTTCGCCGTTCACATAACGAAAGGGTCTCAGATTTTTGCAACAAAACCAAAGCGTTCACCACTTGTCACAAAGAGTAGCCCCAATACGTGACAAAAAAAGAAGGCCACCTCCGAGCATTCCCAGAGATGACCTTCACACACACACACGTAACAAAAAGTGCTATAAAGAGTAGTCTGTGTCTAAGGTTGAACAGGTCAACAACAAAACACATTAATTATAAGCTTGACGGTTATCTGACCACAGTTACACTTGGAACCATAGGTGTAACACTAAAGGTACACTAAAAGCTGGCTCCCAGTCCCTTACTATGGGGAATTATTACCAATAACCACCTTAAAAGAAAGATTCTTAGTAGTTTAAGAGTACACTAATTTCATTGTTCACTCTTAGTACACTAAGAAGGGGCTCCTTTATTCCCCTCATATTAGTCCCTCTCCTTTGTTTCTGGTTGTTATTTCTCTTATTTGTTCGACCACAGGAAGGCTTTTTAACACTAAAGGTATACCCTTTGTCCTTATATCCAGCTAACGGACGTATTTGACCCCTTAGAACGCTTGTAATAGGCATCAGAGAACGCTTGGAGTTCCTTGTTTAGGAGTTCTGTCTTTCTGTCCTGTATCTTTGTCTCTGCATCTTGAGCCATTTGTTCGGTCCAGTAGGCTACAGCGATACTCAGGGCATCAAGGCGGTCATCATGTGTTATTGCACCTCTGTCCTTTGTTATACGGGACATCTGGTACATCAGTTGGTAACGTAGTTGTAGCTCAGGTGGGTATCCTTGAGCAGTCTCAAAGTCCTTTCTGATGACCTCTGGAGACACAATGAGCCTATGTTGGTTCATTATGGGTTCTAGGGTATCAATAATCCGTTTCTCTTTCTGAATGTTGTGTCTGACCTCCTCCATAGTACACGGGTGTACCTTGGTGAGGACTGGTTTAAAGATTTCGTTGAACATACCGTCACCGAAGTTACTTTCAACAACGATGGCGTTGACCTGATGGTTCTTAGCAATCATCGCTAGGGACTTCAGGGTCTCTTCGCTGTACCCTCCTTGTAGACCTCCTGCGTCAGGCACGAACAACATTCCGTTCAACATTTTGACCACAGCGTACCCTGTTTCATCCTTACCGCGACCACTGGGGTCAATAGCAAGAACACTCCCTGTGAACGGTATGTGGTCACCAACAGCCTTAAATGGTCTGTGGTATCTGTCTCCACTGAATCCTACGTTCGGTACACTACCGTCCCACACTAGGTCAGGAGCTTGAGCCCACACAAGTTTCTCTGGGGCTATGTCGTTGTCGATGTCCGCTACAATCAGGTCATTAAGTTTCAGTGGGTGTCTGTCCACGTCACTCAGGCGTGTATCCAGCATGAACTGCATGGCAAACCCAGAGCGACCGTAACTCATCTCTCGTTCTAACAGGTCAATATCGGAAAACCTTGTTGGCTCTGTAGCTTTGCCTACCTTCTCAGCGTCCACACAGACGTCCTTTACAGCCCCGTTATAGCCCTTTTCGTTCGTCTGAGGGGTCACATACTTAGCAGGCCATATACGAGCCTTGTAGCCACGCTCTTGTAGCTTGTTGTATATACTGTCCTCAGTCTGAGGTGTACCTAGAAATATAATCTTAGAGGACTCTTCGGGCTTCAGGATAGCGTCAAACTCTTTTACTTGTTCGCTAAGCTTCTCACGCATAGCCTGTGTAGCAGAGTTGTTCGCTACCTCAATGTCATCGGCAATGATGATGTCCGCACGGGAACCTGTAAGCTGACTGGTAACACCAAGAGACTTCACAGACGGGGCATGCGACGCAGGAGCAGGACCTACGTCAAAAGATATTTTTGAGAACCGTTGTTTATCATTAGGCTTCAGGTGAGCCAGAAAGGGTACTTCGTGGATAAGACGCAGGGTGAACGTGCTGAAATCATCAGAACGTGTCTTGGACGCAGAGACCACAAGGAAATTTAACGAGGGGTTCAAGAGTAACTGATGAACCACATAAGCGGAACAAATCCAAGACTTACCAACACCACGGAACGCTTCAATAATGACACGCTTGTCCTCACCTTGCATGAAGTCTGCAATGTTGTACTGGATGGGTGTTGGTTCTGGAAGGTTTAGGTGCTTCCAAATGAGGAACAAGAAGTTCCTAAAGTCTTTGAGTTCGTCCATATTTACTTGTTGCGACTACGGTTCCGAGCTTTGCTTTGGATACGCAAGTTACCACGAGAGTTATTCAAAGGGTTGCGGTCTTTGTGGTCAACATCTTTACCCGCTAGGGCTGCCTTGCCGTGCTTCTTGACGGCTAACCGTCTTGCTTGGTTTCTTCCTGACCTGCGCTTACGTTGCTCAGGTTTGGAGTGGTAGTTGGCGTATTCTTTTTTATAGTTTCTCATTAGCGGCTAACGTTATGTGTTCGGAGTCATCTCGGAAGGGAAGCATGTCTACTAGGTTACCCAATGGGTTTTCGTTGGTAACCTGAGCGTGGATGCCATTGTCTTTTAGGAGTTGCCTAGCTGCGTTCAGGTCACTAGGGGATGCTTCCCCGCTCTGGATACGCTGGATGAACTCACTGATTAAAAGGTCTTGAAGGCTGTAAAGCTTGTCTGTTTTTTCACTCATTTCTTATTTGTAATCTCCTTGTATATTTTGATGCCTAAATACACCATGGTTAGCATACCTACGCATATAGCAACGGTAGTGTTGATATGGTCTAAGGTGAGGGTTCCAAGGATTCCGCTCGTAGCTATGAACGGGGTGACGTAGGGGTTTTCAGGTAACATTTTGGGTTAAGGGATTGAGAAGGTTATTTAGAATTTAATACAAGCTAGAAGGGCTACGTTTCGTGGTCGAGTTTCTGAGCCGCCAGTGCTTGAAGTGTATCCAGACCTATTACCATTAGTTGTATTTTGCGAGTAACTGTCGTTTGTACTAATGCCAGATGTAACCGCGCCATAAAGTTCGGTGCCATCATTATTCGTGGTTACACCCGAAACGTGATTATGACTTTTAAGTTCATCAGCCTGGGCGGAACCAAAGCTACGACCACTGTCAATTCCACGAGAGTCATCCCAGCCACGCATAAACTCGCCACGAAGGTCAGGGACTAGGAACGTAGTGCTACCGTCACCAGCACCATAGGTTTCCCCGATAGCTGCAAACAAGTCTGAGTAAGTTGACCGAGAGACAGCCGAACCGTCAGCTTTGAGAAAGCCTGTAGGGGCTGTGTTAGCTGCATGGTAAATCACCGAACCAGTAGGAAAGGGGGAAGCGTTAGTTCCATCAACACCATCAGCTCCATCAGCACCATCAGCACCATCGTTCCCAGCAACACCTTGTGGGCCGATACCTTCAACCTCCGTAGAGGCATTCTCAGAAACCTCCTGAGCCACAAACAGACCTTGTTGGTAAGCTGTGTCGAGGTCACTCTCAGACAACCTAGAGCCGTTCTGGAAGTCCACTAGCTGTGTGGTTCCAGTGTTACGCCATACACGTATCTTTTGGTACGCACTGGGTGCTCCATCGAGTTTTACTGTTTTTGCTACTGCGTCACGCTCAGAGACCGTAAGGTCGCTCCAAGCTGAGCCGTCGTAGCCCTTCACGTTAACGTCATCAATCGAGAGGAAGTTAAAGGGAACGTCGTAGGTGGTTTCTGATAGGTTCTGATTATATTCAATGTAGCTGTTAGCCATAATTAGAGGGGGTTATTGGATTAAACGGTATTGTTGCTTTTCTTGGGTTAGTTGAGCCATCGACTGTTGTAAGTCTGGAAACTCTTCGAGCATTTCTCGACGGGCTTGCTTACGGAAACGTCTGAGCCAGTTATTGATTAGACGAATACGAGGAGACTTCTCTCCGATAGAACTGTCGCTGTCTGCTGGTAACGCTTGGTACTGCTTACTCTTGACTAGTCGTGCAAGGGTTTGACGAAGGTTCTTTCCACCAATCTTTGTGGTCGATGTCTTTTCAAGCCACACGTCATACGCTTGGCGTCCTTCTTCGTTGTAGATGTCCTTTGTTTGAAGAGTACCTCCAATCTTACTGTTCTGTTTGTTGAACCCGTGAGCCAAACTTCCTAACTCTTGGTCAAGCATGTTGTCACTCTCGCTACTGAAGTAGACAGGGTTAAAGATGCCAGCACCCATTGGAAGATTCTCGTACTTAACAGCTTCACCAAGGAAGTTACGCTTCTTAGGAAGCATACCAGATGCAGGAGACTTCTTGAGCATATAGTCAAAGACTGTACGTGTCTCACGAAGCACTCGTTCGTCACTGTAGTTCTGTCCTTGGGAGAACAGTGTTGGAACAAAGCCACCAGCAATGTTACCTACTAATGCCTTAGAGTTAGCTTGTGGGTCACGAAGCATGTTCAGCATCGAGTCCAAACCTTTAACGTAAGACTTGTTGGTAACGTTATTACTAAAAGACAACGCTACGGCTGAGAACATATTGCCCATCATAGTGTCATCTAAGTCATAGTACTCCTCTGCTTCTACAAGGTCAGCAAAGAGACCAATCACAGTAGCCATTGGGTCTAAGCGTTGGTAGCTAACATACTTGTCACCCATCTTGATTGAGTAAGGTTGCCATCCTGTTAATTGAAGGGCTTCCTTTTCCTCTTGGGTTCGTGGTCCACCACCTGTGATGAACTCCTTGTTAGACAGCGCATACCACATACCTGCTCCAACTATTGAAACACCTGTTGCTAGGCGTCCAGCGTGTTCAGCACGGACAAACGGGTCATCGCTATTCAATCCTTCAGTAAGCTTCTTACGGCGATACGTTAAGTCTGCTCCCATTCCTAACGGAGTGCGGTCGAGAGCGAACTTCAAGATGTTTGTTGGAGTGTTAATGAACGGAACAACAAAGTTAAGCATTGGTATCTTTGTCTTCAGCTTACCAAGTGTGTCACCAAGAATACCAACAACAGAGTCTTGTGCTAGGTCGTTAGTAAAAGTGTTTACCTTAGAGAACTCTAACGCTGCATCAGCAAGTCCACCTCGTGAGGCATCATAGGGGTTCTGAGCTAACTGTGCTTGGATAACTGACATCTGGTCACCACCATACTCAAGCCCGTGTAGGGTTTTAGAGGTTTCCACAGCATCCAGATAGACGTTAGCTTCATTATAAGCTCGCCCACCTTTTGTAATGTAATTCTGGAAACGCTCGTTAACGAACTCAGCTAGTTCCTTACCGTTAGCCTTTCCTGCTTGGAGACCTTCGTATGCTAGGTTGGTACGAACATATGCACGATAGTTGAGCTGTTTGAAGAACTCATCCACAGTCATAAGACCACGGCTAGGTAGTCTCACTCCAGTACCAATTGTGTCCACAGCTTTGGCAATAGAGTCGTGTTGATTTACATCAAACTTCTTGCCTCTGTCTGTCATCATTTGGGATACATTCTGACTTGTGATTGCATCAGTACGCTTAGCGGTATCGTTGAAGGCTATAGAGCCCTTCGTCAACACAGCGTCCTGAGTGTTCCAAGCCTTACCAGCAAAGGTGATGGCTTCTTTGATGTTCTCCATCTTGAAGGCATAACCAAGGATAGCTCTAGCAACATCAGGTTCACCACGTAGTAGTCCCCCGAATGCCATCTCACCCATACGTAGGGAAGTGGTAAGAGCACTACCAAGAGTATTAACTACCTGAGTAGCAGGACCAGAGAGTAGGGAGTTCATCCAATACTCAGTGACCATGTTCATCATCTTGCCGCCTTGCATCTCCTTTGTGAGAGCACCAACAGATTTCATTCTAGCGTTAGCGGCTGCTGTACCGTCAATAGCTCTCGCTACATCAGAGTCACTACCAGCCATAACCAACTTGTTGATGACGTCTTGGACATCCATCGTACCTGTGGTTTCGTTGGTGTACTTTGCGTAGTCCTCTGGGTCACGAGCAATGAAGTCAAAGCCAACATCCTTATTCAGACGGTATCCACCGTTGGAACCATCAAGGAACTTACGTTGAACTAATGACAGACCTGCTTCCTTACCCATCAATGACCATATGCGTTGGACTTCGGTTAGCTGGTCGATACCAGAAACAACACGTGCCTCTAGTTCCGCTAGGTTCTTCGAGGTGTCCTTTCGAGCTGCACTTGCTTCCTTTGCTAGGTCAACAAGGTCACGACTCATAAGGTCAATGAGTGTCTTAGCGGCACGCTGTTGTGTTCTGAAGTCTGCTAGACTTGAACCACCTGCTTTTCTGAGTTTAGCGACTGCACCAGCCCAAGTGTTTTGGTTACCTCCTAGAAGGTCTACCATCTCTTTGGTTTCAGCAGCGAGTTCCTCAGCAGTAACCTTCTCACCCTTGACGCCTTGGCTTTTGAGGTTCTCCGCAACAGCAGAGATAACACCCACAGCAGCACGGCTAGAGGAGATATTACGAGCAGCACTCATAATAGCTTGGTCACCACCTGTCTTTAGTTGGCGTGCAAGACGAGTGATTGCTGAGGCTACTTCTTCTTCTACTGCTTTGGTAGCTTCAGCTTGTCCGAAGGTCTTAGTCGAATCCCGTCGAATCTGGGTTGCTTTTCTATTCCCTTGTTGATTTAGGAACGGTTGTTTCTTGAAGTTTTCAATATATTCATCTTCTTCTCCACGAAGTTTTGCTTCAAGCCTACCTTTTTCAAACTCTTTCCTTTGAGCCCTAGATAAGTCAGCAGACATAGGGTCACGAAGAATATCCTCATCAGGGCGTCTACCATCCTTAATGATGGTGTTATCCACAAAAGCCTTTTCGTTTATCTTAGCCGTCTCCACATTATATGGATTGGTTGAAATACCTTCGTCACGTAGTTGGTCAGGAACGAGTCTCTTCTTGGTCGTGGGGGTAGCCATATCCAAACCACGAGCCTCTATGTAATCCTTAAAGCTTTCCACACGAGGATTAGCTAGTCCACCTGCTTTGTTGCGACGGTAGTTACGGTAGGCTTCCTGAAGAGTTTTATTGAGGACAGGACGACGTGCCTCCATTCCTTGTTGAATACTTGCTCTAGTAGCATCACCACGAGCCAACTCTTCGGATGTAAATTCTTCGTCCTTAGTTTTACTTTTCTTCTTTGGTTCTTCTTTAGGCTTCTTTCCTGAGGCAAGGATAAACTCATTCTCAGCTCTAATCTCCTTCGGGGTCTTTCCTCCAAAAGCCTTCTCGACGTTAGCCATCTTCTTCTCGCCAACAGCTATATTCTTCTCCACCTCTTTAATCTTAGCCTCTAACTGCTGACGTTTGTCAGGGCTGATGTCTTTTGATTTCTTAGGGTTAGGAAGGTCAGAGGAAGGTGTATTCTCAAGTTGCTTTTTGTAAGTCTCAAGAACCGTCTTTAGCCCTTTCTTCGGATGATTGATTGCTGTCTTTAGCTCTTGATATTCTTTAAGACGCTTAATCTTCTCCTGAGCTTCTTGCTTCTGTACCGATGTATATTCTGTTTTTCGTTCTTTGTGAAAGTCATATAACTCTTCTCCGTTCTCTCTACGGGCGTGGAGTTCATTCTCAATCTTCTCCTTGATGTTGGGCTTAACACTGTCCCACTCCAAGGCTTTTTTGAGGTATTCGGAGGGTACTTCTGATACCTTCTTACCTCTCCAGTTTTTACTACCGAAGTTAAGTGTCCAATCTTTTCGGATGTACTTCTGTCTTTTAGAGTAATCCGTCTGCATTTCGGATACGGGAGGTCTTTTTATACCTGCCTCGTCCAGCTTCTCTGAATCCCTAACAACTTTACCGTCACCGTCTAGTAGTTGAAATCCGTCTGTAAAATCTGACTTACGGTTACCAGTCGGGTTGACGTCATCTATAGTATTTAGAGTACGGTGGGCTTGTCCGTGTAGCTGGTCGATGTCCTTGAGGAATGAGAACTGCTCATCAAACATACGGTTCTGGTCAGAGACAATGTCACCTGTGTACTTGAATACATCATCCAACAGGGAACCGTCGGTTGCACTCAGACCTAACATACCTTTAACAGCAGCTAGTAGTTCATCAAAGACAGACTTCTTAGGGACGTCACTCTCCATTGCGCTAAGAACCATACGGAACTCTTCATTAGAGAAAGCCTCGGAGATAAACTCAGCAAGGTTAGTGAACGCATAAGGTGTATCAGTAGTACGTGTAGCTGCTCCTGTAACTTCACTAGAACCAGCAATGCCATCCTTACCAAAGACCTTTTCGTCAAGCCCTAGCTTCTCAACAGCCTTTAGGTATGTACGAGCAAGACCAGACGTAGCATTGTCAGACTGAGCTGCAACCTCCGTCATCATTTCTTTAAATGCTGCTGGGTTATCTGCCGTGCGTCGAACGTCTACGTTGAGCTTGTGTAAGGTTGTGGCGTGCATCAGCTCGTGAGCCAACGTACGAACACCACCGTTGCCCATCGTGATAGTGCCAGATGCTTGTCCTGTGGCTTCATCAACGTTAGCTTTAAATGTAGAACCACCCTCACCAAAGTTTACCACAGTGTTCTTGAGGCTTTCTGGTGCGTTGGACAGTAGAGCTTTGAACAGAGGAGCAAGCTCACCGTCGTAGCCCTGCGAGTAACCTTGAAGTAAGTCAAAGGCACTTGTGGACTCACCTGTTACATCACGACCCATAGCCTTCGATAACGAGGCACGGAAGGTCTGTGTGCTGTCAAAGTCTTCTTGAAGTAACTTAGCGTCTCGCTGTCCTGAGAAGACTACGTTCTCATACTCCTCAAGGATTGCCTTTGGGTCATCTCCTCTACGGGACTTCTTAATAGCTTTAACACCAGCAATCAGACCGTCTACAACACCACCAAGAGCTAAGCCCTCAAGGGTGTTCTTTAGTCGTCCTTCAATCTCCCCGTCGTCCTCATCTGCCGCAAGGTACTCTGATACTGGGTTACTGAGTGAAGGAAAGGTTTCGATGAGGTTACTTAGGCGGTCTTCCTGTGCTTGGAACATCGAGAAGTCAGCTACAGCTCCTGCCGCCATGTTACCCTTTAGGTTTAACTTACGAGCTCCACGGGCTCCTTTGATACCCTTAGCGGCTGTACTTAGCTTACCTACTTTACTGAGCTGTCCTGCAACAGGAATGAAGCCAGTCATAAACTGACTAACACCTTCAACCATACCACCTGCAAAGGTCTTAGAGCGACCAAGGAAACGACTGTCGTAATCAGGTAAGAGGTCGTCGCCTGTAGCGAAGTCAGCAAGGTCATATAGACTTTGAACTGCTCCTTCTACACCACGGAAGGGAGCTGCCAATACGTCCGTAAACATATTAGCATCTTCTTGTGGATTAGGGGTGTTTTGGGTGCTACGAGGAGTAGCGTTAAGGAAGTCGTCTATTGCCATAATTATTTAAGGTAGCCGTTTGTTGTTAGGTAAAGGTTTTGGAACGTCATAATCTGTTCGACGCTCATTTCGTATTTCTCTGCTATTTTATTAAGGGTTCCACGGTGCTGAGGGTCAACATTTTCAAGGGTCATCCCTCCGTCTTTCCAAGCTTGAACAGCCAACGCAGTGTTTTTGATATTACCGCCGAGTATGATAGGTACTGAGGTGAAGTCTAAAAGGTTATTATCCATCATAAACTCTACGGAGACCTGTCCCTTCTGACGTCTGTCTACTTGTCCTCGTTCAACTTGTAATGCCTGTGCTCCCAATTTAAAGAAACCGTCAACCAACGTTTCCGCAGGAACCCCTGCTACCTTCATAAGTTCAAAAAGCTCCGTACCTTTTTCTAGGCGTTGGTCGAGAGGGGGTTTGATGTATACCTCTGGACCTTGACTGAAGCTCCACTTAGGTATGATGCCCATGATTAGTCTGTCAGCCTCGGAGGGCATCATTGGTTTATTTGCAAAACCTATCTGGGCTGTCTTATTGACCCACGCATCCTCATAAATAGCTGAATGAGTTTGGTAAACTTCGTCATCGCTTAGTGTACCAAGCTTTTTAAGTTTGCGATAATTTTCTAATCGTTTTTGAGGTGACCTACCTGCGGGGACCAGCGTACCATTTATATTTTCATGTGTGATTTTTTCGGTCTTATCTTGTCTTGCCTCCTCAGCTTCTAAAGCAATAACCTTGGCGGCATTCTCTGGGCTCATAATGCTTTCAAGTTCTGCTACACGCTCCTCACCAACAATCTCTATGTCCTCTTTTTGTTGTTGGGTTTTTGCCCCAGCAGCAACAACAGTCGAGGAATTAAGAGTACCCTGAGACCACTCATTTAGCTTTTTAACTACCTCAATCTCACCCTCCCTGAAGGCTCGACGTCTCTCTCCATCCTCTTCAATGTCCTTAACCGATTCATAGAGCTCTTCATAAAGGTTATCGCGTTTTACAGCCCACTCGCCCATAAATAAGCGTCCAGCCTCAGTAAGCGTTGGTTTACCACTTGCCGTTACCGCAGAGTCTAAGTGACTCTCAGGGAGAGATGTTATTGTGGAATCGTAAACAGAGTCCTGTAGGTTCTGATTTTGAGCCATCCATGTGAGGGCGTGCTCCTTACGAAATAACACTGGGTTCGCTTTCATCTTATTAAGCTCCACGGTCATCATATCCCGTAAGAGGTCATTCTCATAAGTGACATCGTTAAACACACCACCGTGAATACTTAGGGCTTTAATAGCTGAATCAATGTAGGCTTTTCCTGTTCCCTCACTTGGGATACGAATGACTGCTGCTTGAATACCCGCTATGTGTACCTTGGTATCCCTAACAGCGTCGTTGTAGGATTCATCCTTACGCTCCTCTAACTTTGCTTCCATCTGTGTTAGGTACAGCTGACGTGTAGGAGTAGCGAACAACTCTTGCCCTGCTACCATATTGTCCTCTCCTTTGCCGTCCCCAATCTCCTCAATCATGTCTTCGAGGAGCTGGTGGTCTACGGAGCTGTCACTGGCTAACAAGGTATTCATCTTGGTTTGTAGTGTACCAAAGACCGCCTCTGCTGCTGCACGTCCTCCAAGTGTTCCTTTGTGAGAGTTAATTAGCTCTCCTCCAATCGTTGCTATCTGGTCTACATTTGCAGACGTAATACCATCAAACTGACGAGCCATAGACTCCATAGCCATCTGTTGATTACGAGCAGGTAACTCCCGACTAAACTTAGCAACCTCCTTGCTTAGGAAGTCAGCCCGTGTAGCAGACTTGAGTGCATTGTTGGCTTGTTCACTAAACACATTACCACCAAGGAGCTGGTCAGCCTCTTCATAAACAGCCCCTACTCGTTCCTCCAAAGCTGCCTCAAAAGACGCAGCATCTTTGTAGTCGTAGTAGTTCTTGAACATATCATTAGACAGTTCTTGGAGCTTTGTTGGTATCTCTGTTGCGTAGTACTTTGCAGCTACCTGACGGTTGTACGTCTTGGTGTACCCAAACAAACTACGGGCTTCTGGGTCGAGCCCTTTTTGTAAGAACTTATCATAATCAGCATCCGACATATTAGCGACGTCTTCTGCTGCTTTTGTCTGTGCTACATCTACAGCTTGACCGTAGGCATTGACGCCTTGTTTTAACGCATTACTCAACTGCATCGCTGAGTTGGTTAGAGGTGTTTGCTGAACAGCTACACGGTAGTTACCACCAGCGCGTACTGTGGGGTTCAGAGCTACAGGGTTCAGGTTAAGTTCTACCTGCTTCCGTTTCTTGGAGCCGTCGTCGATTGTAATTTGTCTAGTAGCCATTTCTTATTTAAATGTTGTAGGTGGGGTCCAAGGTTTGTAGGTGGACGGACTCGCGTTGAAAGAAGAGGAAGCATCAAACGCTGGGGCTCCCGATGAGGCGGCAGAAGGCGTACCCCCTCCCTGACCAAACCCAGCCTTACTACCGAACGAGTAAGCACTCATCCCTGTCTGGGCTCCGTCAAGAATAGCACCAAGGTAGTTTGGTTGTGCTATTGGTTTGTTAATTGAAAGAAGGTTCATACGTGACTGCATAGCTCCATCTTGGAACGCTAGGTCACGGTTGATAGACTGGAACTGCTGTTGTTGTTGAACAGAGAAACTATATTCAGCTTCCTTACGTGTCATATCATTCAGGAGCGCATCAACACTCAATCCTGCTACTCCAGACTCCCCAGCACTCACACGTCCTGTTGCACGTGCTTCACGGGCTTTCTTGGTGGACTCTTGGATAGCTTGTGCCGCTGAGGTCATCTCTTGGCGTTCCCGAAGGCGTGACGATGACATCTCTGCTAGGTGTCTCTGTCTCTCCGCTAGAGAGGCATTCTTTTGTACCTTCTCTTGGGCTTTGGCTTGCTGCCTCTGCCCGTGAATAGACATACCTGCTTGGGCTGCGCCAAGGGCTATTGATGCGATTACTGCTGGAGGACACATATTATTTAGAAGGGATTAGGAATTCAAAGAAGGGTTGATTACTGAAGGTAAGTTTACGAATGAAGGAAGCTCCACAGAATTTGAGCCACTTTAGGGCTGTATGGTTGTCCTCGTGGACATAGTTAAAGGTTGCGCCATAGGGCTGGGTTAAACGTTGAGTCCACTCACGGGACGCTTTAAGAAACTCATAACCGTTGTCGGCTACGCTGTCAGTGCCAAGACACCAGATGTAAGCCACAGCTCCCACCTGTCCAACACCAAACATCGCGAAGGGAACATCATCAGCATCTAGGGCTGTAAGTGTAACGTCATCGTTCTCTAAGCCACTCAAGAGTGCCTGACGGGGTTCGTGACCCATACAGGCTATCTCTATCTGGTCTGCTTTACGCATGTACGGATAGATGCGTTCTACGTGGTCTTGGGTAGCAACAACTACCTTACAAGACCCATGAGTACTGAGAACTTTATCCATATCGGTTAGAGCGGGAGTGAACAAAGGATTCAAACTCGGCA